CTGAACAGTTTGCGCAGAGCCTGCTCGACAGGGTCGGCACACCACGAGAAGTATTTATTAGAGAAGCAGAGGAGAAAGCTATGACTACATCTACACTGGCCACACAGGTTGGCGGCAGCCACTACAAGGACATGGTGGTCCAGCCATGGCAGGCCATGGAAGCATGGCTCACACCAGACGAGTACCGTGGGTACCACAAGGGCGTGGCCATCGCCTACCTCGCACGAGAGCGGGACAAGGGCGGCCTAGAGGATATCGAGAAGGCCATCCACCACCTGCAACGCCTTGTGGAGATGGCAGACTCTATGAAAGGACAGAACCAATGACCTCACTATACATAATCATCTTCGCAATCGGCAGCATGGAGATCGGCCACATCACCGGCAAAACGGTTGCAGTGTGCGACCAGATGCCCGCGATGGTCGAGGCGTTGGAAGAACTGTGGGGCCAACAAGTGGACGCATACTGCCGCAATACAGGCATCCCGTTCCTGCGTCCGGTGGCACGGCCATGACCGAGCAGGACATCAACGAAGTCGCAATCATGCGGCGGGCAGGCAACAGCAACCGCGAAATCGCGCAGACGCTGGGTCTCACATACGATCAGGTCGGGAGCGCCGTGTTCAAAGCGCGACAGCGCAATTGGCTGCCACCCAAGCCGGTGGCAAACCCCCGTCAGGCAGTGCTTGATCTGGTCAAAGGCAACGGCATGCGTCAGGGCCGCATCAGCGACATGATGATGGCGCTGTCAAAAGAGGAGAAGGTCTGGCTGATCGGCGAAACCCAGCGCGACGGATACGAGACCATCGCGGAGTGGCTGACGGACGTAGTGCGGGAAAAGCACGACAAGGAGAATGAACTTGACTAAGTGGACATTGCCCGAGGGCCGAGAACCGATAACCGATGACGAGCTGGTCGCGCTGACACGACGCATGGTCGGATCATCCATCGACTACAAGGAGCGATACGAGGCAGAGAAAGAGCGCGCCGAAATACTAGAAGAACTACTCATGGACGTCGTAGCGGACCTGCGTGACGGGGTACCTGATTACAAGATAGACTATCGAATTGGCAAAGTAATTCTAAGGATGGATCAATGAAAACTGGGAACATATTCTGCGTCTTTATCACAGAGTCAGGCTCTGCGTTCGGCGCCTGTACCGACGATGGCACACAAGTCTACATCCCACCTACAGTGGCACGGTCTGCCAACCTTGCGGTTGGGGAAGAAGTGGTTGCGGACATGATCCCTAACTCACACCAGCCGGAGCGTACTCCATGGTTTGCCACGCATATCGTAAGAGCAGTGGACTCTGACTTAGACAGCACGGTATACAAAGTTGTCACCACTGCACCGGCGTACGTGACAACAGCAGAGGTCGCAGCAGAGGCCGGCATAACCACCAGTGCAGCAAACGCTACACTCAACAGGCTGTTCAAAACAGGGCGTATCGCCAAGGCAGATGTGTTCGGTAGGTACGGCCAGACACGCGCGTCCTTCTGCCTATGGGCGGCGAACGCCAGCAGTTTCACAGCAACCGAGGAGTAGCGCGTGGACATTATTACCATCGACTTCGAGACCTATTACGACAGCGACTACAGCCTGTCTAAGCTGACGACCGAGGCGTACATCCGTGACCCCCGCTTCGAGATCATCGGTGTAGGGATCAAGGTCAATGACACTGAGACTGACTGGTACTCCGGCGCTGACGCGTCGGGGTTCCTCAACGCCGTCGACTACACCAACGCAGCGATCCTGTGCCACAACACAGCCTTCGACGGGGCGATCCTGTCTTGGCACTGTGGTATCAAACCCAAGCTGTGGCTCGACACGCTGAGCATGGCGCGGCCCCTGCACTCGATGACTGTGGGCGGCAGCCTCAAGGCGCTGGCTACCTACTACAAGCTGGGTGCAAAGGGCGACGAGGTCGTGCGGGCATTGGGTATGCGGCGCAAAGACTTCACGCCAGAGCAGATGCGGTCCTATGCAGACTACTGCGTGCAAGACGTTGAGCTTACATACAAGCTGTTCAAGAAGCTGATGCGCCAGTTCCCCAAGGAGGAGCTGCTGGTCATCGACCAGACCATTCGGATGTACACTGAGCCTCAGCTGGAGCTGGACACGGACGTGCTGGAACACCACCTCGCTGCTATCCACGAGCGCAAGGCTAAGCTGCTAGAGAAACTGGGCGGCGAGGAGCGGGCCAAGAAGTTCCTCATGTCCAACCCGAAGTTCGCCAGCCTGCTGCAAGCGATGGGCGTACAGCCACCCATGAAGGTCAGCCCCACCACTGGCAAGCAGACCTTTGCCTTTGCCAAGAACGACACAGAGTTCACGGCATTGCTCGAACACCCCAAGGCATCGGTGCGCACCATTGTAGAAGCACGGCTGGGTACCAAGAGCACCATCGAGGAGACCCGTACCCAACGGTTCCTTGAGGTGGCAGAGCGGGGCCGCATCCCCATCATGCTCAACTACTACGGCGCTCACACTGGACGCTTTAGCGGCGGGGACAAACTGAACCTACAGAACCTACCGCGAGGCGGTGCGCTGCGCCGTGCGCTGGCGGCCCCTGCAGGTAAGTGCGTGGTGGCATGCGACTCCAGCCAGATCGAAGCACGACTGGTGGCCTACCTCGCCGGACAAGACGACCTCGTGCGGTCCTTCCGCGAGGGGCGCGACGTGTACTCTGAGTTCGCCACTGATGTGTACCAGCGCCGCATCATCAAGACCGACAAGGTCGAGCGGCACGTAGGCAAGACCTGCGTCCTCGGACTGGGCTACGGTATGGGTCCGACTAAGTTCCAGCACTCGCTGGCAACTGGGTTCATCACGGTACAGGTGGACGACAACGAGGCGCAGACGATCGTCGCGTTGTACAGAAATAAGTACCACCGCATCCAAGCGTTCTGGAACCGGTGCAACCACCAGCTCAGCGAGATGGTGGCGGGCGCGAGCGGCGAGCTCTGCGATATTATATCTTTCGATAGCGAAGGTATCGTTCTCCCCAACGGGTTGCGCCTTAGATACCCAGCCCTGCGCCGTGCCGCCCATGGGTTCGAGTATATCAACGACGCAAGGGTGTATCGAAAGTTTATCGAGGCTCGTGTCGTGGGCAGCGAACTCCCAGAGTTGACGTGGACGAAACTCTACGGCGGTAAGGTGGTGGAGAACATCACACAAGCTGTTGCGCGCATCGTCGTGTCCGAGCAGATGGCCAAGATCGGGCGGCGCTACCCCGTCGCGCTACAGGTGCACGACGAGATCGTCTGCGTGGTGGACGAAGAAGAAGCAGACGCGTGCAAAGCATTTATGGTAGACGTTATGTCCACCCCGCCCAAGTGGGCACCCGACCTGCCCGTGGCCTGCGAAGCAGACATCGGCCCCAACTATGGAGAAGCGAAGTGACCAAGCTCAGCCATTCGTACTCAGCCCTCAAGATGTATGAGAACTGCCCGAAGAACTACTTCCACCAGCGGATCGAGAAGTCTGTGAAGGATAGCGGCAACGCCGTCACCGCTTACGGTGAGCGTGTGCATAAGTCGTTGGAGCTAAGGCTGGGTGAGGATGCGGCGACCCTGAACCAAGAGGCGTCACGGTACGAGGCGCTGTGCGCCAGCATCGAGAGACTGGCGACAGGCGGTGTGCTCACGGTCGAGGAGGAGATGACGCTCAACGATAGCCTCAAGCCCACGGGCTGGTGGGACCCCGACGCGTGGCTGCGCTCTAAGATCGACGTGCTTGTGCGCAAGGGGCCAGAGGCTATCATGTTCGACTGGAAGACAGGCAAGCGACGCCCCGACTTCGACCAGCTGGAGCTGTTCGCGGTGCAGGTGTTCAAGCATTACCCTGAGGTCCAGCGCGTCAAGACCACGTTCGTGTGGCTTAAAGAGATGAAGATGGATCACGAGACTTACACCCGCGAGGACATGCCCAACATCTGGCAACGCATCCTGTCCAAGATCAAACGGATCGAGGGTTCGGCCGAGCATAACAACTGGCCAGCCAAGCCAAGCGGGCTGTGCGGCTGGTGCCCATGCAAAAGTTTCTGCGAGTTTGCAAAATAGAAGTTGACATAGTATACACGAGGAGATAGGTATGGCTGCAACACCTGAGGGGCGGATCAAGAGTAAACTTGACAAAGTACTCAAGGCTGAAGGGGTCTGGTTCTACAGTCCACAGGCTGGTCCGTTCGGTGTAGCAGGCATACCTGACAGGGTCGCTTGCGTGAACGGACACTTCGTAGGTATCGAGTGTAAGGCAGACAAGACCAAGAAGCCCACGGCACTGCAGATCAAGTGCATGCGGGACATAGAGAAGGCGGGTGGCAAGTGCTTTGTCACCTACGACGACGAAACCATTGAGACGGTAAGGGAGTATATCCGTGCTCGTAATCCCCAAGGCAAAAGCGCTGGCGCTAAAGCTCAAGAACCCAGCCCAAGTGCTGGCGGTAGTACCGTCGGCCAAGGCGATGACGGTGCGCGGGAATGACATTGTCGTCGTCCCTCACAAGCTGGCTGCTGTAAAGCAACTGCGCGCACTGGGTATCAAGGCACCGTCCCCGATCCTGCACTACTACGACTGGCCCGGCCAGTTCACACCATACGAACACCAGCAGATGACGGCGTCGTTCCTGACGATGCAGGACCGCTGCCTTGTGCTCAACGAGATTGGTACAGGCAAGACCCAGAGCGCACTGTGGGCAGCCGACTACCTCATCAACATCGGCGCGGTGAAGAAGGTGTTGATCCTGTCTCCTTTGTCTACTCTGGAGCGGGTGTGGGGTGACGCTGTATTCAAGGGCTTCTACCACCGCAAGCACGTGGTGCTGCACGGTACCGCTGCGCGCCGCAAGAAGCTGCTCAACACCGAGGCCGACTTCTACATCATCAACCACGATGGGTTCAACATCATCGCAGAGGATGTCATTGGTAAGTTCGATCTCGTCATCGTTGATGAGGCAGCGGTGCTGCGCAACCCATCGACCAGCCGGTACAAGCACTTCAAGAAGTGGATGAACAAGAACCCAGACACGCGGCTGTGGCTGATGACTGGCACGCCTACGCCCAACGACCCCACTGACGCGTGGACCCTGTCCCAGCTGGTGGAGAGCCCGTACGCACCGCGCACATTCACGGCGTTCCGCGAGCAGGTGATGATGAAGATCGGCCAGTGGAAGTTTGTACCACGGCCGGAGAGCGTGGAGATTGTGAAGAACATATTGCAGCCAGCGATCCGTTACACACGGGACGAGTGCTTCGATCTGCCTGACACGATCATCCAGACGCGCAAGGTGGAGCTGACAGTTGAGCAGAAGAAGCATTACCAGACTATGATGCGCCGCCTTGTCATCGAGATGGAGTCCGGCGACGGAACCATCAGCGCAGTGAACGAGGCTGTGAAGGTGCAGAAGCTGGTGCAGATTGCCTGTGGTGTGGCCTACACCGACGACGGGCAGGACTTTGAGATTGACTGTTCACCACGGGTGAACGCAGTGAAGGAGGTGATTGAAGAAGCCGGAGAGAAAGTCATCGTGTTCGTGCCCCTGACAGGGGCGCTGAACATGCTGGAGCGTGAGCTGTCTAAGCGCTGGACCACAGCCGTTGTAAACGGTGCGGTGTCATCCAACAAGCGCAACCAGATATTCCACGACTTCCAGAACAGTAAGGACCCGCGTATCCTGATCGCTCACCCTGCGACGATGGCCCATGGCCTGACCCTGACCTCGGCTTCGACCGTGGTATGGTACGGCCCCATCACCAGCAATGAGCAATACGTTCAGGCCAACGGGCGGGTAGAGCGCATCGGGAAGCGGCACGTCAGTAACGTGGTCCACATAGAAGCCACCGACCTTGAGTACAAAATGTACCAAAGGCTGTCGAGCAAACAGAAACTACAGGGCCTGCTTCTTGACCTGATACAACACGCAACGGAGTGAGAACATGACCGTGACAGTCGACAGCGTCATCAAGACGTACATGAAATTACGAACCCAGAAGGAAGTGATCGAGGCAGAAGCCAAGGACAAGGTGGCGACCGTCAAGGAGAGTATGCTCAAGATCGAAGCATGGCTCAAGGCCAAGGCTGACGCTGATGGCGTCACGTCCTTCAAGACCGATCACGGCACAGCGTTCTTGACCACCACCGACTACGCCAATGTCGCCGACTGGGACGCAGTACTGGACTTCATCCGCAGGGAAGAAGCCTTTGAAATGCTCGAGAAGCGCATCAGCAAGACCGCTGTCCGCGCCCATCTCGAAGCTACCAACGAAGTCCCGCCGGGTGTGACTTATGGCACCAAGCTGGACATCAACGTCCGTAAACCGACAGCTCGTTAAGGAGGACCCTATGAGCAATATCATCCCCGTAAACGTACAAATCCCCGCGCACCTTGCCGCCAAGGTGGGCCAACCCTCTGCCCTGTCGCAGAGCATTGCCTCTGGTATCTCCAGTGGCCAGTCGTTCCCGCGCATCTCGATCAAGGGTGCACGGTTCCGGATCATCGAAGATGGTACCGAGACCGTACTGGATACAACCTCGCTGGACGTGGTCATCGTCGGTGCGAACCCCAAGCTGTCCAAGACCTTCTATGCCAAGGCATGGGACAAGGACGCTGAGCCAGCAGCACCTGACTGCTTCTCGCTGGACGGCACCAAGCCCCACCCCGAGAGCGAGAACCCGCAGAACGACATCTGCGCAGGTTGCCCGCACAACGCATGGGGCTCCAAGACTGGACCGCAGGGCCAGCAGCTGAAGGCTTGCACTGACCAGAAGCGGTTGGCTGTAGTGGCCGCCGACGATCCCGAGGGCCCTGTCTATCTGCTGCAGGTCACACCTGCTGCGCTCAAGGGCTTGAACTCTTACCACAAGGAGTTGTCAGTACGTGGCATCCCCGCCGAGGTGGTCAAGACCAAGATCGGTTTCGACACCGACGCGTCGTTCCCCAAGCTGAAGTTCGGCTTCGGTGGTTTCTTGGACGAGGATACCTACGCTGCGGTCGAGCCGCTGTTCGGTGCCGAAAGCGTGCTGGATATCACAGGCGAGAAGCAGCCTGCGGCGGCCGCCGCCCCGTCGACGCCCCGCAAGGCCGCGGTCAAGGTGGCGAAGCCTGAGCCTGAGCCTGAGATCGAGGAAGAAGTCGCAGCGCCCGCCGCTGCCGAAGCACCCAAGCGTGGGTTTGGCGCAGCCAAGGCAGCCCCTGCCGAAGCACCCAAGGCAGCAGCAAAGCCCAAGTCTGAGCCCAAGGCGGCCACCGTGGTGGACGACGAAGTGTCCAGCTTGGCAGACGAGATCGCCGCTCTGGTAGGAGACGACGATGACTAATACACCTCTCGATTTTGAGAAGGTGGAGCTAGTCCGCGAGCGCATGGGCCTTACGATCAAGGACATGTGCCAGCTGCTCGACGTAAGCCGCGTCACCTACTACAAGTGGGTGGAGGGCGGGGCACTACGGGAGCGCAACGACAAGCGTGTCAGGGACCTGCTCCGTCAGCTCCTGCCCCTTCTGAAAGACGGCTCTTGGCCCCCCGAAGGGGCCAAGTTCCAACACAGCAACGACAGGCTGCGCTCTCTGCTTGAGATTTTAGGCACAGTCGAGTAGGGTACCAAAACGGGGAGGGATAAACCCTCCCCTCTTTATCAGAGCAAGGCGTGACACATGGATACGTTGGACTTCCTCCAGCGTGTTCTGCCAACAGGGGGAAAGTACTGCTCATGGGGTCGCGCGCAGCGGTTCTATGATACGATCAACGACTTGGCCGTAGCAGTACTAGACAGAGACCAGCGTGGGCAGGACACTTACTTCGCGATTTCTAGTTTCAAGGATGACAGCAGCCGCAAGCAGGTGAACATGCATGCGAGCCGCGTGCTCACCATCGACGTAGACTGTGGCCCAGACAAGCCGTTCCCTACATGGAAAGAGGGGCTGCAAGCCCTCGGCACGTTCGTGACAGAGGCGGGTTTACCCAAGCCATTGATCGTGCGCTCGGGTTATGGGCTCCACACCTACTGGGTACTCGACCGTGACCTCGACCGTGATGAGTGGACACCGCTCGCACGTGCGCTGAAGGACGCGGCCAAGGCCCGTGGCTTCGACATCGACACGACCAAGACGGCAGACGCAGCGCTGGTGCTGCGCCCTGTCGGAACCCATAACTACAAGGACCCGACTGCACCCAAGCTGGTGCGTGTAATCCTCGACGGTGGTGACACCACGGTGGATGCGATGCGCAAGGCGCTGGCGTACTACTATAACGCTACGTCCGGTCCCGTGAAGCCCAAGAACAGCGGCCTTCTGGACAGCCTTGCAGTCAAGACAGACATGCCGCCGGCTATCGGTAGCCTAGTGGTATCCAACTGCGCGCAGATGAAGTGGGCCACGGAGCACCAAGACAAGGTTTCCGAGCCTATGTGGTACGCCGTGCTGGGTGTGGCTGCGTTCTGCGAGGACCCTGAGGGCACAGCTAAGCTGTGGAGCGAGCACCACCCGAGTTACTCTGAGTCAGACACGGTACGTAAGACGCAGCAGTGGCAGGCACAGGCTACAGGACCCACTACTTGTGCCAAGCTGGAGTCCGAGCGCCCTGCTGGGTGTAAGGGTTGTGTCCATGCTGGTAGGATAGGCAGCCCAGCGCGACTGGGTGTGCGGTACCAAGAGGTGGACACCAGCGCGACCGCACCGGACGAAGTCGTCACCGACATCCCTGTACCCAAGCCGTTCAAGCGCACATCCAACGGGCTGATGGCGACCATCGACGGCGCGGATGTACCCGTCTGCAACTTCGATCTCTACCCACTGAGCTACGGGTACGACGAGGCGTTGGGCTACGAGGTGGCACAGTTCATGTGGGAGCGCCCACATGTGGGCTGGCTGGTCCTCACGCTGCGGCTTGCCTATCTGGCCGACGGTTCATACCGCGAGTTCGTTGGCGCTGTTGCTGACCAAGGCATCATGCTGGAGACCAAGCGGCAAACGGAGTACTTTCAGATCATGCTACGTACTTACATCAACGAGCTGCGCAAGGTGCGGACAGTCACCAACCTGTACTCGACCATGGGTTGGAAGGAAGACAACGAAGTGTTTGTCCTCGGCGACGACCTGTTCCGCCGCAGTGCCAACGGCGTCGTGACCACAGAGACGATCCGCCTATCCTCCCGCAGCACGCGCGCGGGCAGCGATATGTACACCACGAAGGGCAACTTCGCCACGTGGAAGGCAGGCACCAGTCTGCTGCGCAAGGGCAAGCTCAACGCTCACCAGTTCTCCATAGGCATCGGGTTCGCTTCGATCCTCATGCAGTTCACAGGGCTCAAGGGTACGACCGTGTCGTTCTATGGCCCATCCGGTAGCGGTAAGTCACTGGCGCAGCTGATGCAGCAATCAGTATGGGGCGACCCAGAGAAGCTGCACTTCCAGTCCAAGTTCACCGCGAACTCTCTGTTCAACAGGTTTGGTACATACGCCCACCTGCCCATGACGGTGGACGAAGCCACGCAGATGTCCGACAAAGATGTCGGCGATTACCTGTACTGGGTGAGCCAAGGTCGCGACAAGGCACGCCTGTCCCGCACCGCAGAGGAGAAGGCGCCACGTGAGTGGGCCCTGTTCTCGACACTGTCTACCAACAGACCGATTACCAGCAAGCTGATATCCACAGGGCATGAGACGGACGCGCAGCTCGCGCGCCTGCTGGAACTACGGGTCAACAAGTCACCGCTGTTCGGCGACGGCACGGACTTCGGCCGCAAGATACACCGCCTGTTCACTGAGAACTTCGGGTGGGCGGGGCGCATGTTCCTGCACCGGATCATGGAGATCGGCGAGCAGGGCCTGCGGGCTATGATCGCAAGCGCACTGGATGAGTTCGAGGCACGGTACGGTGTGAAGTTCGACGGTGTCGAGCGGTACTGGGAGATCGCTGTTGTACTGACAGAGCTGTGCCTGCGGCTGGCCCATGAGTGGGGCATCATCGACTACGAACCCGTCGAGTGTACCAACTGGGTAATCATGCAGCTGGACTCCATGCGCGAAGCTGTGCAGGACAACGCACTGGACCACTTCGATCTGCTGGCTGAGTACATCAACGAGCACCTACGTGAGACCATCGTCGTGTACCACGAGGCGGGCAAGACACCGCAGCCAGTGTACGAGCTGATGCCTAAGGGTTCTATCCGCGTCCGCGTCGACGGTCAGCGGGTGCACGGTTCGACCGATCTTGTCGGTGGTGTGATGCTGCTGGAACGCTCGAACTTCCGCAAATGGTTTGCAGAGAAGGGCGGGAACCCGCGGGAGTTTGTCGAGCAGCTGGTCACAGATGGAGCCGACGCGACACCGAGATCAAAGAAGGCATCACTCGCCAAGAACACGTCGCTCTCCATGCCACAGTGCTACGTCGTCGGGATCAACCTGAACCACCCGCGCATGAACTCAATCCTCGAAGGGTTGCATCATGCACAGGAAGACGCTGTGTTCTCGAAGCTCATGCAGAGTGACTCATAGTCACTCTGCGATGTAAGCGTCCACGATCCGCTGCGCTGCACTTCTTGTGGCCAGCGGCGTGGTCTTCAGGAACCGCTCACTGGCACCTAGACGCTGCGATCTCAAGGCGCTGCGGACGCGGGACCTAAGGTTGACAACCTCCAGCCCTGTCCCCTCGGCGGACTCATTCCACTCTCGGGCCTCTGCATATAGCGCCTGCACCTTGGCGTTATCGCCAGCCACTGTGGCGGCTACGATGCGGTCGCGGTAGTACACAGACATAGACTTCTGGTACTCGGTGATGAGCTTGGCCTCACGGATAGCTCCGTACATTGCAGATGCTGCGCTCGGCTGGAGACCAAGTATCCGCCCCAGACCTATGGCTGCATTGTAGTCTTCAGATACTACATACCCGCGTTTGTCCACGATGGCTCCGTGCTTCTCGAAGGCGAACGCGTCCGATACGGCACGCACGAACGCGACCGGCGACTCCCGCAGTGTCGACTCAAGGGAGAAGGCTTTCCCCCCGGGCAGGATGTTGGCCACGTTGCCCGCAGTACCCACCATCTGTTGTATCCAAGACGCCATCGGTCCGCCAATCGAGATAAGCTCGCGTGACACATCTGCTCCAGCGAGGCCAATACCCGTACCCGGTATGATATTACCATTGGAGAAACGCACGCCAGCGTCGTACGGAATGAGCCGGTTGAGCCCACCGCTCACAATTATCTCCCCCAAGCCGGGGAGCAGCTCGTCCCCTGTACGGCGGATAGAGTCACGGATGCTGGGCATGGGTATACCAAACTTCTGCGCGAGGGTGTTGACGAGGTCCTCGATGTCTTCGGCGTAGGGCACACCGCGCAAACCGCTGAGCAGTAGCAGTGACCCTAGCAGCAGCACCTGCCCAGAGCGCGGCAGATTGGCGGTGAGTGCCGCAGTGTTTACCGTAAACATCTGGAACATAAACGCAAACTGTAGCGGGCCGCCGCGGAACAGCGCTGGCCTGTCTATGGCGGTGTACCCCCCAAGCGTAGTCAGAACCATCTGAGTGGAGAACGCGGAGGCAGCCTCAGCGGCTTCTGCTCGTGACTTACCGGCGGCTAGGTGCCGCTGGAACATAAGCTCGAAACTTGCCAGCGCCGTGGTTCTACGCCCAACTTGTTCTGTCCAGTTGAACGGGGCCATGTACACCATCAGGAACTTCTGTGCGCCACCGGATGTGATACGCCCACGCGCCGAGCCCATAAGAGAGTTGGTCTGGGCAGCTTGAAGGATGCCACTGTCAATACCGAGGGCTACGAAGTCTCGCGCCTCAGCCGAGATACCCATCTCTTGCAGCTGCGCGGGGGTGAGGTCTTGCCAATACTTAGCTGTGTCCTTCTGCCCACCCAGTCCAGCGGCCACCTTCGTCGCCCGAACCATTGCAGCATACGCGGCGTACACCCCAAAGCCCCCGCCAAACCCCGTCTCGTGGTTCGTTGTGGCCAGTGCTGCGGGCGAGTTGACAAATCCACTCACGACGTTGAGCGCACCCGACGCCATCATAAAGCCGAGGTAGCTCACAGAGGTCAGCATCTGCACCGCCGCGATGTGCTTGTTGTTTGCTAGGTCTGTCTCTAGCACACCCTTCTGCTGGTCGCGGAACGCCACCATCGACCGGGCCTCTGCGTAGAACTTGTTCCCGTTCGCGGGCGCGTTCTCAGTGATGTACCACCGGTGGTACTGCTCGAACTTCTGGCGGGCCACGCTGATCGCGTCGTCGTTCGGGTTAGGCGCAGCTTTGAGTCGTTCGTACTCAGCCTTGAGCGTGTCGTACCTTTTCTTGCTGCCCGTCCACAGCTCCGCGGATTCACCCCTGATATCGAGCAGGGTCTCAAGTTCCACACTTGTATTGTTCCGGGCGATGGTGGCTGCGCGCGACTCGATGTGTGCTGAGATCGCACTGGTCAAGTCGTTGGGTGCACCGGGTGTGAAGCCAGTCTTCAGCTGCCGCAGGATCGCACGGTTACCACTAGTGGTCGAGGCTTTAACAATGTCCTCCAGTTTCTGTGGCGTCAGAGGGATGTTAAAGCGCCGGATGAACCGCAGCGCGGCGTCGTGGCTGATCTCCGGGTCTGTAGTGGGTGCGTCAAGGGTGACCGAGCTTACCCCTGACAGATTGCCCTTCTTCATCACGAGCTTGCCACGACCGTTAGCAGCCTCTGGGTCCCACACTTCTACAGTAAACTCTTTGTCACCAAACAAGGTTGTGAGTTCCTTGGCCGCGCGATCAGCATCCGTCCGGCTTTTGTACTGCATGTACGGGGCCTGCTCGCGATAGCTCTCGCCGAGCACGTACCCTTTTCCGTCTGCCCCGGTGAACACCATGTTTGCTTGGAACTTACCCTCGCGCACGATAGGGACGTAGCCTGTCTGGATCGTGCGGACAGCAGCCTTCTCAGCGTCGTGGCTTGTAGTGAGCTGCCCAGCGATGAGTCCTACTTCGCGTTGGACCACGCGCCGTTTTTCTAGGCTTTCGACAGCGTTAGGGTCTGCCGCTGGTGGATTGTAGCGGGTGAGGAACCCGTCGATCATGTCGGTAAGTTCTTTCCGCTCGCTCTCGGGTAACGCTACGATGTCGTTGTTGTCCGCGTTTGGAGCAAACAACCCGTAGATACGGTCACGGCCAGTGCCCAGCAGAGCGGCGTTAAACTGAACGAGGAACTTTTCAGCCGCGGCTGTGTCGCGGGTCGAGGGGTCGATTTGCCCGCCCTCAAAGAGGGTCAGGTTTGCGTCTTGTATCTCCACGTACCGGCGGACAACACGGTCCAGCAGCGCGCGGTCACCATCTGTCATGGCGGCGTCCAGCGCCTTCGCCACTCGGCGGTAAGAGTTTAATCTCTCTTGGTCGTGCTTGGTGAGGATACTCTCCAGCAGCTCGACTGCGGTTGTGCCCATCGAGTCCAGCTCTTGGTTGAACGCGCCCCACTCAAGGTCCGTGAACTCCTGCTTCACGTCGAGGTAGGCCACACCTGTGTATGTGTTGTTCTCAATCCGTGCCTTGTAGTCCCGTGTGATGCGGTTCTTCGCCTTGTCCGTCGTGGCCGCTGCGATAGCAGCATCGCGCTCAGCCTCAAGCTCAGCGCGCTTCGCGTCAGTCATCTCGATATCTGTGTCGTAAGGCACACGCACACCTGCGGCCCACTGCCCACGCGACAGTCTGTTCCCTTCGAGGAGTTTCGTGAGCGTACCATCCTGAAGCTGCAGCTCGCCCGTCGCAGGGTTGCGCAAGAACAGCTTGGGTAGGTTGCGCATGGATGGCATCTTGTAGGCATGCGAGTGGTACATGCGGTTGGCTTTGAGTACGTACCCTGCCTTGGCGCGTCCGTCCACGCTGATCCCGCTACCGCCCATGCCGAGCTTGGCCAGCTTCTCGGCCCGTGGGTTGAGGGCGATGTCACGCATTGTCTGCATACGTGTGACCAGAGAGCGCGCAATGTTGGTTGTGCGCGTCATATTATCGAATACTTTTTGGAGCCCTTCGTTGCGCATACCACGGAAGACAGCCGGAGTAACTGTGTTACGCTTGAGTGAGTCCCACTTATCGGCGAGGTCCTTGGGCGAGAAACCCAGTACCTCTACGGCGCGCGTGAACTTGTCCTGTGCGTCTTGGATAGAGGACGGCATGACCCGCCCCGGGTCGTCCACCGTGTGGCCTATTGAGCGGATAGTAACGTGCTCGGCTGCAGTGCTGAAGCGGCCCACCCCAGTGGGGTCCGTGCCTGCGTCGAGCTGGTGCATAGTATTAGCGATTAGGTCAGTGTTGAACACAGAGCCTTTCTCCCCAGTGCGCAGGTACCTGCCGCTCTGGTTCATAAGGTAGCGCGCGGCATCGTCGTCGAACTTGAAGCCGATATTGTTCAGCGCGTCTTTGGCCTTGGCCCACCACCGACGCAGGATACTCATCTCCACGCGCGCGGCGAAGTCCGAGAGGTATTCTTCAACAGCTTCTGCGCGGGGGATACCACGTGCCGCGACCATATCGTCGACGGCGATCTTCATGTAGGGCACGCTGTCGGTGTAGAAGGACTCCATGAGCGTGTTGAACTCGGATGTACCGAGCACGGACCGCATACCAAAGTGGCCCAACACTTCGTGGGCGACGACAAACTCCAGCTGCTGGCGCGTAGCCACGCGGTCACTGAAGATGATGACTTGGTTATCGAAGAAGTAGCCCACCGCCGGTGCGCTGTCGAAGTCGCCTTGGCTGCGCGCGGCTGCAGCGCGCTTGTAGAGCGCAGGGTTGCGCTGCTTCATGTCGGCCTGACTTGCGAACACAGACAGCTCGGGCTTTACCTTGAACTTGTTGAGTATATTCCGGGCGATCATACGCTGCTTGCCGATGGCCAGCGGGACTGCGCGCTTACCATTACCAAGGACAGCATCGGCCAGCGACGCGAGCGAAAACGCACCGCCGGAGTTTGTGTTGGGCGTGGTGTGGGCGATCTGCCCCATCTTCTTGTTCGGCGAATTGTTCACCGTGGCGTAGCCAAGGACGTCTGCCTTGGGGTCGCTTTTGCGCACGCGTGCCACAAGCCCCCTGAACCGCGCCTCGAAGGCAACCACGCTGTTGTCAGGGACAGCACCGGAGTTGAACATGGTTACCATGGCCTGTATTTCTTTGCCCGCGAAGTCCGCATTGGCCCGGTCACCACCGAGGCTCCCGTGGTTGTTCGCGCGCTCGACATACGCAGCGAGTTCTTTGTACTGAGTGCTGGACAGGTTGAGCTTAAGCACATCCAGTGCTGCCTTAGCCACAGCCGGGTCAGAGTTTGTGCTGAGCACGGTCAGCTCAACGCCAGCATCGAGCTCCGCCTGCGTGAGCAGGGTACGCTTCTTGCGCGCGTCGTTGAGGATTACATCCTCGGCGAGCTCCACGGCTCCCATAGCTATCGACCTGTCAAGCTCCGCGTCTGTTTCTCCCGCTGGTAGCTTGACCTTCTTCGGCTTCGCAGGCTTCGCCGGAGTTGGTGCTACTTCAGCTTCCCGAACAGGCGGTTGTTCTTGGGTGGTATCCTCTTGGGCGGCTTCTTGGGTAGCCTCTCTGGCAGTGGTTTGTCCTTCGGTGTCTCCGCTTCGAACTTCTCCGCTAGCTTTGGGTCCTTTGCGTAGAGCGCTCTCTTTTGTGCCTTGCTTACGAATGGCATCAGGTTTTCCTCTCTTGAGGGTGGGCTTAGGAGCCGGTGGTGTGGGTGGGGTCTTCACGCGCAGCGCCCAGCCGCCCGCGACTTCCACAGGTTCGAGGTCTTTCGCGGTGACAGCTTGGTCAGTCTCTTGGGTGATCTGCTTCGCCACGCGCTTGCGGTTGGCCGGTGCGTTGGCCTGCGCCTTGTTCCGGAAAGGTGCGCCAGCTTCTGTACCATAGGTGTTGGCAGGTAGCGGCGGGCGGGCGCGTTCCATGCGCTGGCCCAGCGCACGAAGGGCAGCGGCCTTACCCTGCAGGTCTTGCTGTGCAGCCTCAGTCGCACGGACGGTAGCTACCTGCTGCTGCATAGCATTGATGTCGGCTTCACGCGTGGCGGTTACACCAGTGGCTACCAGTGGCTCTGCCTTGCTGACTTTACGCTTCGCAAGCCGCCCGAACAGGGCAGCGTCTGCGGTACCCGCGCGCACTGCCATAGCCCATTCGCGCTGGGCCTTCTTGTTGAGGCGCGGCAGCGACGGAAGTGCGTCCGGGTTGGACTGGTCAGCGCGTACCTCCTCCCAGCCACCGTAGGCTGCGTCGTATTCACGAGGCGTGATCTCGCCAGTCGGTGTGGGCTCCACTGCGATCTCGGTGGGTTCTTCGACCGGCGGTGCTACCACAGGGGCTGGCGTCTGCGCTGTCTGCGCCGCCTGCTGTCTTTGCTGCAGCTGCATAAGTTGCTGCTGTAACTGGTTTGGTGCAGTCACTGGGGGTGCAGATGAAATGGGGAGCGGGAGATTAAGTTGTGGGTCCGCGGTAGGTGCTACTGGCACGGGCGGAAGTAAGGCAGTATCCTGAGTCAACCCACGCGGCGCGCCAACCAGTTGTTGCCCTGTTAGCCGCGCCTGCGTGGCTCTGCCTATACCCATTTCTGGCGACGTAAACATTTCTACTTGCCCGGGCGCAGCAGGCGCGGCCGCGGGCGCTGGTAGTCCAAGCGGGGCAGGAGCTGGTAGTCCAAGCGGGGCAGGAGCTGGTAGTCCAAGCGGGGCAGGAGCTGGTAGTCCAAGCGGGGCAGGCGGGGCAGGCGGGGCAGGCGGGGCAGGGGCAGCGTCCGCTGGTGGTTCTTGCCGCCCCTGTAGTATATCAGTGGGCTTACCTGCGCGCAGGTTGACCACGCCGCCGATACCACCGCCGACGACTGCACCGGCTACACCGGCTTCGATAAGGCGCGACAGGTATTCGTCGGTGTAATCCCCACCGAACTGCTGGCCGCCAGCCATGACAAGCGCTTCTTGTCCGGCCTCGGTTACACCTTCCAACCCTGCGCCGATTCCGGCGCCAGTGCCTGCGCGGCGGAGCAAACCACCGGCAGCATTTGAAAAGCCGAACAGCCGGCCCGCAGCGATAGCTTCCGGGATCGTGGACAGCACAGCGTAGGGGACACCAATGGCAGCGGATATCGCGCGAGCGTCCATGTCCTCTGGCCCCGCGCCTTGCTGGCGGGTCTCACTGTATACGTCCGAGACGCCCATGGCGTAGTTGTTGACCGCCGTTGCAGCGGCTGCACCGCCGATGCGGGCCAGCAGTTTCTTCTGCGCGGTCGAGGCTGCGCCCCGCGCGTAGGCTTCTGCGGCTTCTCTGGCTGCGCCTTTGATAGCGCTTTTTGACAGCAGCGCACCGAAACTACCGACGGCTGCGCCGATAGGATTACCAGACGCAACACCACCAGCGGCTGCGCCGACGAGCGCGGTACCAATACTCTCGAGGATGTTCGGGCCCTGCTGACCAAGCACAGACACAGCGTACTCAATCGCGCCTAGCTCGCCAGAGGCAACCTCTGCGGCCGATACTTGGAAGGGCGACAGGCGCTGGAGTTCTTCGCTGGCACGATTGACGACGCCCGCACCTGTCTCCTCTGCCCCAAGGAACTGCAAGCCTGCGCCGCCGAGGGTCTTCAGGTTCTGCACCCCGATGTCGAAGCTACGCCCGAAGCGTGTGCCCAGCGTGGGGTCTTCGATCTGAGTCATGTACTGCTCGTACATAC